TCAAATTTTAGCAAACACAACAGCTAACCCAATTACAGTAACATTACCGGCTTCACCTGCAACAGGTGCTGAAGTTTTATTTGTTGATGCTAGAGGCACATTTGCCAATAACAATTTAATTATTAATAGAAATAGCCAACCGATTAATTCAGGAACAAGTAATTTAACTTTAACAACTAACGGTCAAGCCTTTTCATTAGTCTACGTTGATTCAACAAGAGGTTGGGCGTATAAAACCAACACGGCGTAAGGAGCAAAATAATGGCTCTTATTGATTTTAAAGTCTTACCTGGAATAGATAAGCAAGACACAACATCTGGTGCAGAAAACAGATGGGTTGATTGTGATAATGTTAGGTTTAGATATAACTTACCAGAAAAAGTTGGTGGTTGGTCTTCATTAATATCAGATAGTATTGTGGGTGTTGCAAGACGTGAGTTTGCTTTTGTAGATTTAGAAGGTAACAGATATGTTGCAATAGGAACTGACAAATTTTTACTTTTATATTTTGAAGGTCAAATATTTGATATCACTCCTATAAAAACACCTTTAGCTTCTTCAACAATAGCAACAGCAAATAATTCTGCAGTATGTACAATTACAACTGCTTCGACACATGGTTTTGAACCAGGAGATATTGTTTTATTTAATAGTGTAACTTTACCAAGTAGCACAGGATATAGTGCATCTGATTTTGAGGACAAATTATTTCAAGTTACTTCAACACCAACTTCAGTTACATTTACAATTACACAAAGCTCTAATGCAACAGGAACAGTATCTACAGGTGGTAGTATATCTGTTATACCTTATGAAAAAGTTGGTCCTTCAGCACAATCATATGGTTATGGTTTTGGTATTGGACAATACGGTGGAACTATTGCAGGTGCACAACAAACTACTTTAAATGGTGGATTAAATGCAGACACTGCAGGTACAGGTGGATCAGGAACTGTTATCAACGTTACATCAAACACAGGTTTTCCAACAGCAGGAACTATAGCTGTAGCAAACGAATTAATAACTTATACCGGAAAAGGCACAAATACTTTAACAGGTATTACTAGAGGAGCTTTTGGAACTGCAACTGCAGGTACTTCAAATGGTCAAGCTCATTCAACAGGTGCAACGGTTACAGATGCATCAAGCTTTACAGGTTTTGGAAGTGCCGTGCAAGCATCTAACGTGACCCTAGAACCAGGCCTCTGGAGTTTAAGTAATTTTGGTCAAGTATTAGTTGCAACTATTGCAAATGGTAAAACATTTACATGGAATGCTGGAGCAGCATCGCCATTAACAGTTAGAGCTTCAACGGGTACTTCAGGTTTTTCAACAGCAAGTAACCCAACTGCAACAAGAGTTACATTGGTGTCACCTACAACACGTCACTTAATTCATTTAGGAACAGAAACAACTATTGGAGATACATCTACTCAAGATGATATGTTTATAAGATTTTCTGATCAAGAAGATATAAATGATTATACACCAACTGCTATTAACTCAGCTGGATCACAAAGACTTCAAGATGGAACAAGAATTATAGGTTCATTAAAAGCAAAAGAAACAATTCTAGTTTGGACAGATAATGCATTGTATACTATGAAATTTATTGGTGCACCTTTTACATTTGGATTTGAACAAGTTGGTACTAACTGTGGATTGATTGGTAAAAATGCAGCTGTTGAAATAGATGGTGTTGCATTTTGGATGAGTACAAATGGTTTCTTTATGTTTGATGGTACAGTTAAATCACTACCATGTTCTGTTGAAGATTATGTTTATGATCAAGCAGATACAACTAAAGGTCAACAAGTAGCGGCAGGTATTAATAATTTATTTACAGAGGTTGTTTGGTATTACCCTTCAACTAGTTCTGAGTATAATGATCAGTATGTAGTATTTAATTACGGAGAACCTATGAAAGGTGGTACTTGGTACATTGGAACAGAAGCAAGAACTTCTTGGATTGATGCAAGTGTATATCAAAAACCAATAGCAACTAAATATAACTCAACCTCTAACGGAACTTTTCCTGCAGTTATAGGTCAAGATGGATTAGGCCAAACTCAATTATTTGAACATGAAGTAGGTACAGATCAAATTAATCAAGATGGTTCTACTACTACAGTTACATCATTTGTAAAATCATACGATTTTGATATACAATCAAGACAACAAAATGCACAAGGTAAATCAACAGGACCTGGTATATCTGGAGAAGTATTTTTAGCTATGAGAAGATTTGTACCAGACTTTAAAGACTTACAAGGTAATGCAAAAGTAACACTCGCTGTTAAGCGTTATCCTCAACAATCTGATACTAACACTTCTTTAAGCCCCTTTACAATTAACTCAAGTACTGATAAAAAGGATACAAGAGCCAGAGGCAGGTTTGTTAATATCAAAATAGAAAATACAGATGTTAGTGAATCTTGGCGTTTTGGTACTTTACGAATCGACATACAACCAGACGGTAAAAGATAATGGCAACTTTATATGATCTAGCAATGCAGTATTTAAATCAGTCTTTACCTAAGACTTTTAAATACGACAGAACTCCCCCTATTGGAATTAACCCGCCTACTCAACCAGGTGGACCCCCAGAACCTATAGCAAAAATATTACCTGTACAAGGTGGTAGTGATAACTTTAGTGTTTACAATTCTGATCCTAATAGAACAAGAACACAAGATAATTACAGTCCTTATAATTATAGAACTGCGTCTGAAAAATCTTACATTGGAGCACCTGGTGATTATAGTTATTCCTCAGCAACAGAAGCACAAAAAATGATGGATATGTATCCAGATTATTATACAGGTAATAAACAATTAAAAGGTATACCTGGTGCAATAGCAAATTATGCAAAAAATAGTTTAGCAGGACAATTACTTGGAAAAGCAGCTAGCGGACTAGAAAATTTACTTCCTGTAAATCAAAGAGCTATTTTAGAAAATGAATTATTAGGTCAAGGTTTTCAATTAAATGATATTGGACAATTTGTATCTGATGGTGGAGATATAAATAAAGCAGATGGGTCAAATATTATGGCAGGTTACAGTGCTTACCGTACTGATGCAGATACTTTTCAAAAAAGAAGAGATATGATTAATGCTAAGATGAGTGATACAAATATTAATCCTAAAACTGGAAAAACATATAAAGAAGAAAAACTGGCAGCACTTGCTGCAGCCGAAGATAAATTTTTTGGTGGATCAGGTAAGGCAACAACTGTTTTCAACGATAAACTTAAACAAAAAGATATAGATGATGGATTTATTAATGATCAAATTTCTACTTATGATGAAGAAGATAATGAAGAGTTTGATCCAACAGATTTTACAAAAACTGGAATAAATACTTTTCAAAATATAAATCCATTTGAAATTAATAATATAGTTGAATTACAAAAACAACAAGATGCTATAAAACAACAAGAATTAATAAATCAAAATGCTATGGACCCTGGTACAGTAGTAGACAATTCAGCTCCACCAAATAATAATCCTAACGAAGATCATGATGGTGATGGAGTACCTAATAACGTAGAAGCAGCTGGAGGCTCATATGATGGAGGTTATCAAGGTGCTGAAGGCGGATTTGAATATACTGGTGATTTTGGAGATCCATACAGTGATGATAATTTTATGGCTGGTGATAATAGCAAAGCTTCTCCTACAGGAAGTATTTTTGATAGTCCAGTTACAGGCACAACTAAACCGGGAGAAAGTGGTGGTACTGATTCACCCGGTGGTAAAAGTATAGTTTGCACAGCTATGTATCAAACAACAGGATTAGAAGATTGGTCTAAAGCTATGAAAATTTGGTATATATATCAGAAAAAATATTTAACTATTCAACATCAAGAAGGCTACCATAAATTATTTAAACCTTTTGTAAAAGGTATGCATAAAAACAAAATTATTAGAGCTATTGGTGCACACATTGCTAAACACAGAACACAAGATTTAAAACACATTATGTTTGGAAGCAAGCCATCTTGGTTAGGTAGAGTATATAGAAAAATTCTTGAACCAATTTGTTATTTTGTAGGAAAACATGGCTAAAGTAGTAGTTAGATTACCTGAGCCTAAAGAAGAGTACGACTTTTCTAACCAGAAACAAATTAATAGAGCGATTGCTATAATTGTAGAGCAATTAAATTCTACTTTTTTAAACGAAGAGAAACAAGATCAAGAAAGGTTTGCGTGGTTTAATGGCTAATATATATAAAAATGCAAAGGTAGATTTAACTACTAACACAGTTACAACTGTATATACTTGTCCATCAAATTCTAGAGCAATATTAAAGTCTATGTATGTATCAGAAGATACTGGTAATGCAGATACTATTACAGTAAAATTATTTGCTGGAGATCCAGCAAGTGCAGATTCTTTTAGCTTATACAATGTAAAAGCTATTGGAGCTAATGCAACAGAACAATTAATAACAGAACCCATTATAATGATGGAAAACGAAGTACTACAAGTAACAGCTGCTACTGCAAATAGATTGCATGTCACGTTGTCTGTGCTAGAAATAAACAGGGATTAATATGTCATTTATAGAAACAGAAGCATCAGTAAGATACGAAACAGTTAATGGTAAAAAGGTTATGATTATCACACCTAAAAGTGAGGTTACCTTAACTAATATGAAAACAGGTCAGGAATATATGTCGGATGCAGAATCAGATTCTGATGTAAATAACCCTGAAACAGAAACTAAAAGAGAAGATATACGTAGAGACGTTAAAATAACAGTAGAAGAATTTAACTTAGGAGCAGGTTCTGAGTTGTAAAACTTAGGGTTATTAGATATAATAAACTATGCCAATATCAAGATCACAAATGCCAAGACAAATGTACGGATTAGGAAGTTTTGTAAAGTCTATTGGTAAAGGAATTAAAAAGATAGTTAAATCACCTATAGGTAAAGCAGCTATATTAGGTTTTGGTGCTAATGCATTAATGCCTGGAGGACTTAGTTCTTTGTTTAGTGGAAGTAGTTTACCCGGCATGTTTGGTAAAGCTACAAATTTTATAAAAGGTTTATCTGGAAAACAACTTCTTGGTGCTGGTAGTTTAGGTTTAGCAGCTTTAGCAAGTGCGCCTGAAGAAGTTCAAATGGAATCATCAACAGATGTTGGAGCACTTAGAAAATATTTAACATCTTATTATCAAAATTTAGGATACTCTGCAGATCAAATAGCAGAAAACGTAGCAAGAGATACCTCTGAATATACGTCAGGTCAAGGTGGTTATGCAAATGGTGGTAGAATAGGTTATGCAGATGGAACAGAAAAAATAGTTCAACCCTCAGCTTCTATGATGGTAGATACAACAACTTCTAATCCTATACCTAACGATGCTCCTCAAAAAGAAATATCAGAAGTAGCAAAAATTATGCTTGGCCCAGGTAGATCTGGAATTGGAGAACCAGAAGATGGTACAATGAAAGGTTATCAATTTTTTAGAACACAATATTTACCTAAAAAAGTAAAAGAGATATCAGAAAATTTTGGTATTGAAGAGAGTGACGTTTTAAGAATGATTAGGGAAGAAATGATGCAGTATATAGATACACCTAAATCA